GATGGGATATGTGGGGAGCACCTGCATTTGGTTGGAATTATTGGAATCAAGGATTTTATTTTAATGATTGGGGTTATAGACAGCCTGCAAGAGTTTACATATATGATAATGGTAAAAGAGATACTATAAAAGGTAAAAAACCAGTTATCAGCTTTGGTATTCAAAAAACATCAGATAACCAAGTTGGTGGATTCTTTACAATTGGTAATAAAGGATATTTCATAATGGAATATAATGCGAGTATTGAAAGAGATAATTCAACATTTTTCCCTTTTGGAAATGTAACGCAAATTGATTTTCCACTTGTAAATGATTTGGTACAAAGACAGAGTTTTTATATTGGTGCTGGAAAAAGAATTAAAAGAACTGGAGTTCATATGATGATTGGAACTGTGAGTGAAGATGTGAAGTGGAGAGGTAAAGATGATTTGGGTTATATAACATTTCCTAAATATTTAGATAGATTTACAACTATAAAAGTTGGAGCGTTACATGATTACAAAAATTTCACACTAAAAGTTGATTATGACCCAATAATCAATAATGGTACTTTTGGTTTAGGTATCAATTTTTAAAATGAAAAAATGGATAGTAGGTTTAATACTAATTGTTACATCTTTATTCGTTAATCAAGCGATAGGGCAAACTTATACACAAACTTATAAGGACAAATGTACTGGTGAAATTAAGATTGCCACTACAACTATGACCAATGGGTTTGCAACGGTATCATTCTACAATCAGGTCAGAGTGTTCTCACCAATGGAAGTAATGGCGGGAGCAGTTAATATTTGGATTACTGCAACTTACGCAGCATTCAACACAATGGCATGTCCTACGAATGTGGTAGTTCAACAAACGGTACAAAACACAGTATCACAGGCAGCAGCAGCGGCAGCAGCGGCAGCAGCACAAGCAGCAGCTGATGCGGCAGCAAAAGCAGCGGCAGATGCGGCAGCAAAAGCAGCGGCAGATGCGGCAGCAAAATCAGCAAGTTCATCGGCTAGTGCATCAGCATCTTCATCAGCAAGTGCAGCAGCTAGTTCATCGGCAACTGCGGCAATTCCACCTCCACCAACGGCACCTCCACCAACGGCATCAGCCCCTCCACCAACATCAAGTAGTAGTTCTACCCCACCACCGGCTTCCTCATCAGGAAGCAGTAGTTCTGGAGGTTCTGGGAGCAGTTCTGGTAGTGGTTCATCTTCATCTACGGAAACAAAGACTGAAACCAAAACGGAGACTAAAACTGAAACCAAATCTGAATCAAAATCGGAGAGTAAATCGGAAAGTAAGACTGAAGAAAAGAAAGAAGAAACTAAATCGGAAAGCAAAGAAGAAAAGAAAGAGGAATCAAAGTCAGAGGAGAAAAACGAGGAGAAGAAGGAAGAATCTAAAGAGGAAAAGAAAGAGGAGAAGAAGGAAGAAAAGAAAAAAGAGGAAAAAAAGAAAGCAGTAGCAAATCCAATGATGATGGCTAGTGATTTGGCTGGTACGGAAGATATGGAAGGTAGATATGCTGTAATGATGAGTGTAGGTGTTTCTAAATCATCTCTTATGGGTGATAAATCATATTCAGCTACCGCACTTATATGGAGTACCCTAAACCAATTTGCATTGAGTGGTGGTATTACTAAGATGGATTTTGAAGAAGGTAAACTAAATGCAATACATTCATACGGAACTACATTTGCATATCTTAAAGGAACTCTAATGAACCTTAATGGATATACCTATATCAAACCACATCCTAAATACGGAACATTTGGTTATAATGTGGGTGTAATTACCTTAATGATGCCTAAAATGGGTGAGGGTGGTTATGATGTATCTTTAAGTGCATCCGCAGTTGGATTTTGGATGAAACCATTTCAGTATAGTAGAAAAGTTACCCTAACCCCTCAATTGTTTGTAATGCAATCTCCAATAGCTTGGAATACAATGACTGGTAATAGTTCGGTAAGTAGAACACCTGGCGCAATTATAGGTTTGGGGTATGATTACAAATTAAGTAAAAGATTTGGATTATCTACATCATATAGGGGTGCAATGACCTTCGAACCTAACTTTAATTTACTACATAACTTCCAAATTGGGTCAAAAATGATATTTTAGAATAAATCAATATTTATACACATAAAATAATATATTATGAAAAAATTTGTTAATTTCAAAAACATTGCCATAGCAGCATTAGTTATTTACATCCTTTTACAATGGTTTAACCCAGGTGGAGTAATGCCAGGTGGAAGAACTATCCGTATTGAGGGTAAAAAATATGAAATAATTAAGCACGAAATCGATACTGTTGATATTGTAAAGACTAAAGTGGTAACTAAAAAAGGTGAAGATATCTACCATGAAACAATTGTTGAGAAAGAAGTAATCATTCCAGCGGTAATTGATACAGCTGCATTATTAAAAGATTATTACTCAAAAGTATTATATAAAGATGTATTAGTATTGCCTGATTCATTAGGAACTGTGGCTGTAACTGATACTATCTCACAAAATAAAATATTGGGTAGAACTTTCAATGCAAGTGTTAAACAAAGAACTATTAAAGAAACTATGATTGTTAAAGAGCCCGCAAAAACTCAATTATATTATGGTTTGAATGCCGGATTTAATAGAGAAGATTATGTTTCAGCAGTTGGAGCTGGTTTGATTCTTAAAACTAAAAAAGATAAAATCTATAACTTAAATATTGGTGTAAACAATAGAACAACGGATGGTACTAATGGTTCATTCTCACCTTATGTTGGATTTGGTACTTATTGGAAAATCAAAGTAAAAAAATAATATGATAAAACTTACTCAATTAAACGAAGCATCGGAAATAAAATTCAAAGAATTAAAACCTATTCAACAAAAACAGGTTGTGGCATTTCAAAAAGTAATTGGTGCAGACCATTCTCAAATTTTTGCTGGTATTCACGGAATGGTTGTAGATATTCCAGCAAGAGGCAATTTTGGAACTGGTTATCGTTTTGGAGCCGATACTCTTAAAAAATTATTAGCATTAAAGATTCGTTGGGTTGAAGCAGATGGTGATGTAATTTCAATAGGATTTTAATATGATAAAGTTAAAAGATATACTAAAAGAAACAGCTAGTAAAGAAGCAATGGGAATTGCTGGATTTACTGGTACTCGTGCAATTGCAGTACAAAAATTTATAGATGATTTCAATTTGAATGCTAAAAAGCTTTTTAACTTTATAGCTAAAGGAAAGTTAAAAGATAGAATGGACTTTTCAACAGCAATAAGTGGAAAACCTGGTAACAAATATCAAGGTAACTTTGTAGGTATGTTTGGAGAAAGTGTAGTAAGTGAAGTAACATTACAAAAAGGTAAAACTTATGGTGGAACTAAATGTGAAGGTGGTTGCTTTATGGGTAAGGAAGGTTTAAAGAAAATAATTAAAATATCAAAGGATTCTCCTAAAGATGTTTTTATGTTTAGAGATGATAACTACTCTGGATTACAACCACACTTTGTTAAAGATGGTGTAATTGCAAAAGCAACTGTACTAAATCCGGCCTATGATTTGGAAAAGCATAAAGTAAGAAGTTTGAATATTGGTAAAGATGTAATTCTTTCAGTAAGATTATTCGTATCAATAAAGGAATCAATAAAGGAAGCAAAATCGGATTATGAAGTATATCACAAATCATATACATCAGCTATCCAAGCAGCTAAAGCATACGCAGAGAAAAAAGGATACGAAATAAATGATGATGATTCTTTCAGACAAATAGGAATGGGCCCTCGTAAACCATCGGAAGGTAAGACTAATAAATTTAGTATTGAATTATCTAAAGATGGTAAGGTTCAAAGAAAGAAACTTCAAATTCAGGTTTATGGTATGAGAAACTCATATGAATTGAACGCATACATCCAATAGAAAATGAAACTTAAAGAGTGCATAATCGTATCTAAAGAAATTAAAGATAAGTTTATATTAGCTAAGAATAGAGATAGAGCTTATAATCCATCTTTAGAAATAGTACACACTATCATTGATGGTGTGGAAGTTGCATATCTGCACGATTTAGTAACTGATTGGAGTGAGGGTTTAAACGAAAATGGAATCGGTGTTGTAAATTCAGCACTATTAGTTGGACACGATGAAGCCGAACATAAGATTGTAAAGAAAGGTGGAAAGCCAGGTCCTGATGGTGATAAGATGAGAAACATTATTAAGCAACCTACTCTAATGGATGCAGTAAGAGCTGCACTATCATATAAGGGCAAGAGTGGATTATCTTTGAAAGGTCATACATTTGTATCATCTCCAAAACATATGGTTAGTATTGAAACTACATCAAAGCATAAGGCTGATGTTAAACTTCAAAACTCCGAATCGCCTGTTGTTCGTACAAACCACGGACATATGTTCACCGATGCCGGATATACAAGCGGTGAGAAATATCTAAGTTCAAAATTGAGAAAGATATCAGCAGAGAAATCAGTTGATAAAGTAGAAGATTGGAAAGCAATAGCACAAGCTATGAGAAAGGAATACTTTCCAACCAAACCTCAATTGAATATGAAAAGAGATACAGAAGAAATGTCTACATCATCTCAAACTGTAATGAATCTAACGGATAGAATATTACAAATAACTTACTTTAAGGGTAAGGTGGATGAATTCAAAGGTATTAATAGACAATTGCCTGAAGGATATCAACCAAAGATTACAATCGAAGTAATCCCAGTTTAATTTCAACATTTTAATAGAACCATATTTATATACATACAAAATGTAAATATATTAATATGTCAAACGATTTCGAATTATTTCCAGGTAAATCCCTAAATGGGTTATTTCAGGATATATACAACAACCAAGTACATAAGAAAGCAAGAATCAGCGATTTAATCAATGATTTAAAAAATATGGTTAGAAGTCCAAGCGATATGGGTAACTTAGGACCATTAATTAATTCACTAATAGATAGTTCAATTAGAAACGATGACCATTTGGTTAAATTAGCGGCTATTGCAACTAAGATTGTAGCAGCTGATAAAAAGACTGAAGGCCAAGAAGGATTCCTATCACCATTTGAGAAAGAACAACTACTTAGAGATTTAGAAAATACCAAAGAAGAAGTTGAAAGAGTGGATGATTTGGAATTTGAAATGGAGGAGTTAAAAAAGAAAATGAAGTAATATGGGATTACAAAATTCAAGCGTATCAGCAGTACAAGCAGCCCAAAGCGCAGGAGCAGATGGTGCAAAATCGCAAGGTGTAGTTTATAGTGTAATATTAGATGAAACACATCCTTATTTAAAAAATAGAGAAGATTCTAAAAACAAAGAATCAATTTTTGTAGGTGCTATTCAATATAGATTAACAGGACAACCATCAGATGATGATGCTAGTTTACCTATTGCATATCCATTGGATAAAAATTTTAAAACACTTCCTGTAAAAAATGAATCTGTTGAAATTATAAAAGGAGCGGGTGGTACTACATATTATAAAAGAATAGGGCCCGAATTATCGCCATTAGTAGATGCAGACCCAACTAGTATATCAAAACTATTTAGCCCTGTAAAAGTAACTGAAAATGCATCAAAGGAATATTCAAAAGTACAATCAACAGGAATATCAAGAAGTACTACAAATGAAACAGCTAAGTATAATGGACATGGTGATTATTTTTTATATGAAAGAGGTATTCATAAATTAAAGTTATATGAAGGTGATACTTTATTTGAAAGTAGATTTGGACAATCAATTAGATTTTCTGGATATAATAACGATGAAAAAAAATTATCACCAACAATTATAATAAGAAATGGTGAAAATACTGAATCTAAAAAATTATTAGATAGTGAAGTAACTAACGAAGATATAAATAGAGATGGTAGCATAATAGCTATGACATCTAATAAATTTCAATTAGGATTTGTTCCTGGTAAGGTTGATGATAAAGGTAAAGGTGATTTTGAAACAAAGCCTGAATCTTTTGAAAATTATCCTGATAAATTAGTAGGTGACCAAATACTTGTAAACTCTGGAAGAATAATATTATCTGCAAAAAGTGGTGAGATGTTATTCTATTCAAAAAAGAATTATGGATTTATTTCTGATGGTGGACTTTCAATAGATAATAAAGGTGGTATTGATGTTAGTACAAAAGATAATGTTAATTTTATAACAAATAATAAAGATTTTGCAATTCATAGTGGTAAGGGTTCTATATTTTTAGGAGATACTGAATTAGAACCATTGGTTAAAGGAAAGAAGTTGGTTGAACTATTAGCAGAACTATTGGATGCAATAGTTGCACAAAATTACTTAACACCTTCCGGCCCATCTAAAATAGGACCTGAAAATTTACCAACTTTTAGTAAAATAAAATCCAAGTTAAATAATATCTTAAGTAAATTAAACCAAACATCTTAATATGGAAAATTTAACTGCACAAGCAACAAGCACAGCGCAAAATGCACAAGCAACGGCAACAAACGCAGTTGGGAATGTATCATCAACGGCAACAAACGCAGTTGGGGATGTATCATCAAAAGCAACAAATGCGATAGGTGATTTACAATCAAAAATACCAAAACCACCTGCAGTACCACAATTACCTAAGTTACCAAACGTACCACAATTGCCTGGCGTTCCTGAATTCAAACAAAAAGAATTACCAGTACCAAAGAAACTTAAAAATAATAAATTCAAAGATAAGTTAGCGGCCGCTGCAGCTAAAGCAAAACAATTGGCAGCAAAAGGACAGGCGGCAGTAGCAGGTGCACAAGCAAAAGCACAAGCAGCTGTAGCTGGTGCACAAGCTAAAGCAGAAGCAGCTGTAGCAACTGTGCAAGAAAAAGCACAAAAAGCAGTATCCGATGCACAAGATAAAGTAAAACAAGGAATTGCAAGTGCCGAAGAAAAAGCAACAGCTACTGCTGAAAAGGCTAAACAAAGTGCACAAGACGAAATTAAAAAAGTTCAAGAAGGAAATGGAGGTAAGCCATTGACAGAAGAACAAAAGGATAAAATTGTAATAAACAAAACAACCGAAGCCGCAGTTAAGGATGCAAAACCAACACAAGATGCAGCTAAGGCGGCATTAGCAAAATCAAACGAAACAATAGGAAAACCTGATTTATCAACACCTATGAAATTTATCAAATCATATGATACTCCTAAAAATGGAAATAGATTTTATTTTTATCAACAAAGAGATAGTGTTGGGGTTTATTATACATCTGTACATGATAAAAAAGACCCATTTTCATATAAAATTCAGAATTTTGCAAAGAAAACTGCAGAAAGTGGAATAGACGTGGCTACTAGATATTGTAATGAAGTAGAAGATGATGCTTAATAAACAAAATAGTTAATTATGTCTTGGCAAACATTTAAAAATAATATATTAGACCTTTCAAATAATCCTGATAGTATAAACGATATTGATTTGGTAGCAAAAACATATGCTACCGAATATGATGCAGCTATTAAAAGAGGTAAGGATTCACTTCATCAAATATCTTTACAAAAGGGAAACGTTGAAGCTATGACTCAATTGTTCAAAGCAGCTTTATTAAAAGGACAAACATCTACCTCTCCATATGATTTGGTTGGTGAGATGGGTAAAGGAGTTATTGCTTATTGGAGTGGTGCAACTATGAATAATTTTCCTATACCTGTTATACCCGCAACTGGAGCAACTTCAAATGTTTCAGTTACATCTAATTTAGTAGTAAACCCCGGACAATGGGCACCACCGGTATCATCGCCAGCGCAAGCAAGATTTAATGATCCTGAAGAATTGTTGGATGATGCTGCACAAGAAAATAATGTGGAAAATGGACAAGCTGAAGAATTCTTTGCAGATGAACCATTAACCGATGAAGAAGTAACAGAGGCAGAATCTGAAGTAGAAGCATACCCAGAAGATACACCCGAATTACCAACAGAAGAAGTACCTCTTATAGAAGAACCGGAGGAAATATCATATGATGAAACTTCTTCCGAAATAAATATAGAAGAAGAAACTAGTAAAAAACCAAATCAACCTGAAGAAAAAAATAAAGTAGATGCTGATGTGTCTGGTGCAAAAACCGTAACTAATATAGGAAAAAGCGGAGTACCGCCGGGATTTGAAAAGTATGTTGTAGATAGAAGTAAGATATTAAGAAAGGGAGCAAAGAAACATGATGGTAATGGTGGTGGAGTTCCTGCTAGTGCATTAGGAAGGGTTAATGCTGGTAGTTATGGGTCTGGTAATTTACATCCTGAAGCAGCTGTTTTCTTTGGTAAATTTATAGCACAAGCTAAAAAAGATAATGTTCAATTTACTGTATCAAGTTGGTATAGAGATTATGAAGGACAGGTAAAATGTTGGAATGAACTTGAAGCTGGTAAGGCCGCAGTTCCGGGTTGGTCTAATCACGGATTTGGTATAGCTGTTGATATACGTGAATTATATCGTGCGGTTGGCGGTAGTATAAAGGCCGATGTAAATGCCGAAGTTAGAAAAAATAATAAATTGTATAAATATTTTGCAGCAACTGCACCTAAATTTGGATTTTATAACCCAACTACTTTATCAGATGGTAATAAACCTGATGAAGTTTGGCATTGGGAATATCACGGATTTAAAACATTTACAAAAGAGTATAGAGCTCAAATGATGAAATCATAATAATATGTCAGTAATACCTCCTACAAAAAATACCGCCCTTATAGTAGATGATTTTATATCATATGCAACAGCACATCTATCTACTGTAAGTGGTATTATAAATACAGTATCATTGTATCCACCAATCGGAACTCCGGGTCCTGGTATAATAAATTGGACTTCATATATGGTGGCACCTGCTAGACCGGGAGGAGCAGCATCTACTGGTGCGGACGTAGAAGATATAGAAGAAATTCCAGAAGAAGAAATAGTAATGAGTGAAGCTCAACAAGCCGCATCAGAAGAAGCTATGTTAGAGGGTGCTGATATAAATGAGGCAACGGCAACAGCATATGAAGAAGTTCCAGACAACGCAGAACCACCAACAGAAGAAGAACAAACTATATTAGAAGAAAGAATTGATGCAGAAGCTGAAGAAGGTGCAGCGGAAGTAGAAAAAGAATTACCACCTGAGGATAATCCAAAAAATCAAGAAAAAATAGAACCTATTCCAAATTATAAATCAAAAATAAAAGTTCCAGATGAATTAGTTAGAGCTATGAGAAAAGTTGGGGTTGGTAAAACTGCATTAGATAGAGCACATTTTTTAGCACAGGTGCATGCAGAGACTGGTGGATTTAGAGTTAAGACAGAAAGTTTGATGTATAGTGCTAGTAGATTATTACAAATATTTCCAAAATATTTCAAATCAGATGCTCAAGCTAATCAATATGCTAAGCAAGAGCAAAAGATAGGAAACTATGTATATGGTAACAGATTGGGTAATGGGCCCGAATCAAGTGGTGAAGGTTTTAAATTTAGAGGTAGGGGAATGTTACAAGTTACCGGAAAAGTAAATTATGAAAAATTTGGAAAAATGGTTGGTGATAATTGGATTGCAAATCCTGATTTAGTAGCTCAAACAAAAGGTGGGGCTGAATCGGCTTGTTTATTCTGGAAAAGTAATAACATATCAAAATACGCTACTGATGCTAGTGTTAAACAAATAAATCTATGTGGTTGGAGAGTAAATGGTAAAAATCCACCAAATGGAGCTGAGGAAAGAATTAGAGAATTTAACAAATATTGGGGGGAATTGCAGAAAGACCCTACCCTTTGGAGTTAAATCTCAAAAATACTTAATTCAAATATTTATAAACATAACAAAACAAAGAATAGAATATTATGGACATGGATAAACTATTAGAAGCCATTCAAATTCTGATTAAAGAGGAGCTTAAAGAGCAATTACCTGCTTTAATTAAGGAAGGTGTGAAGGCTGAAATGAAAAAGATGCTATCTGAAACAAAAGTAGCACAAAAACCACAATCAAAGGGTATTTCAATGGCTAAGGCTATTTTAGAAGATGAACCAATCATAGAATCGGTTCAACAAAAAACCGCACCAATCAAACAATACAGCAAAAACCCAATGATTAATCAAATCCTCAATGAAACAAGAGGTGGTATTCCGCAAGGGGATGGTGGATTTAGAACAATGAACTTTGGACAAGGTGACATGGGTTCAATTGTAGGTAAAAGTGCAATAGCTGAAAAAATGGGTTATGGTGAAATGGCTAAAGGACCTCAACCAACTGGATTGGGAGTAAACACTGGAGTAGCTGAAATAGATAAAGCTTTGAATAGAGATTATTCAGAACTTGTAAAAAGATTTAAGAAGAAGTAATGGCAATTGTATTAGGACAAAAATTAGTACAAGATACTAAAAAGTATGAAGATTATGCGATAGGTATATCATTACCAATCCAAATCGGTAATACTGCGTTCAATCAAACCTTTACAACAAATGAGCAAATTAAATCAAATGTAAAAAATCTATTATTAACTAAAAAGGGAGAGAGAGTAATGCAACCGGAATTTGGTAGTGGTTTGCAGGAATTACTTTTTGATTTTAATGATGATACTTTGCCTGGTAAAATTGAAGATGCTATAACAATTGCATTGGAACAATGGCTACCATATGTTACAATAGAACAAATAGATGTAGAAAGTACAAATAATAATAGAGATAATAACTTAGTTAATGTATCTGTTACGTTTGGATTATTAAATCAACCTGATTTAAACACTGTATCTTTCACAATAGCAGCTTAATAAATAAAAAATGGGAATAACTGTAACAAATAAAAATTTTAAAAATAAAGGAAAGGATATAAAATATCTTGATAAGGATTTTATTGGATTTAGAAATAATCTAGTAGAGTTTGCAAAAAATTATTTCCCAAAAACATATTCTGACTTTAATGAATCATCGCCTGGTATGATGTTTATTGAAATGGCATCATATATAGGAGATTCTTTATCTTATTATATTGATGATACGTTAAAAGAATCATTGATGGTATATGCTGAAGATATAAAAAGTGTATTAGCATTATCTCAATATTTAGGATATAAACCAAAAGTAACATCCCCAGCAATCACAACATTATCGGTTTATCAATTAGTTCCTTCAATTGGAACTGGAATAAATAATTTACCTGATACAAAATATTTTTTAAGAATTAAAGAAGGATTGCAATCAATTTCAACAAAAGATGGTATTGTATTTAGAACAACAGACGCTGTTGATTTTTCTGATGAAAATGGTAGAGAGGTTAGTGTTTATCAAAGAGATGCTGCAACGGGAGAGCCAAGTTTTTATTTAATTAAAAAGTACGTTCAAGTAATATCTGGTGAGTTAAAAGAGAAATCAGTTACATTTAATTCATATTCTCCATTTGAAAAAATAGTATTGGATGAAACTGATGTAATTCAAATTTATGATGTTAGAGATAGTGGTAATAATAAATGGTATGAAGTGCCATATTTAGCACAAGAAATGGTTTTTATAGATGTACCAAATACAGAAATAAATGATGCGGATTTGTATCAATTTAAAACAACTGTACCATACATTTTAAAAACAATAAAAACTCCAAGAAGATTTGTTGCAAAAGTAGATGAGGAAAGTAGAACTGTTATCCAATTCGGTGCAGGTGATTCATCAGCATCCGATGAGCAATTAATTCCAAATCTTAAAAATGTAGGATTGGGATTACCAAATTCTATCAGTAGATTAGAAGAATCATTTGACCCTACAAACTTTTTGAAAACAAAAACATATGGAACATCACCATCAGCAACAACAATAACTGTTAAGTATTTAACTGGCGGTGGTGTTAAATCAAATGTAGCAACTGGACAATTGACTAGAATCAATAAAATAGAGTTTGAAGAAGATACTCAAGCACTAACTGATGCAGAGAGGGCAATATATAACGCTACTAAAAACTCTGTAGCTATTGATAATGAAGTTACAGCTGCCGGAGGTAGAGGTGGTGAGACTGTTGAAGAAATTAGACAAAATGCTTTAGCAAACTTTGGTTCTCAAAATAGAGCAGTAACCGCAAAGGATTATCAAGTAAGAGTTTTATCAATGCCTGCAAAATTTGGAGCAGTTGCAAAAGCTTACGCTGTGGCTGATGGTACAATTGATAATAATTCGCCCGCATCTATATTAGCATCTCCAAACAATTTACAAGAGTTTACTGATTTGGTAATGAACTTTGTTAATATGCCTGATAGCGAAGAACCATCTGAACAATCTGTAAAAGAAGATATTACAAATTATTTAATTGGAAAGACTTCAAATGAAAATGAAAAAAATAATCCTTTTGCAATTAATTTGTATTTGTTAGGGTATGATTTATTTGGAAGATTAGTACCACTTAGTAGAGGTGTTAAAGAAAATGTAAAGACGTATCTAAATGAGTATAGATTATTAACGGATGGTATTAATATTAATGATGGGTTTATTATAAACATAGGTATTGAATTTGAGATATCAGTTTATCAGAATTATAATAAGAGTGAGGTATTGGCAAAATGTATTTCTGAATTGAAAGATTACTTTAAGATTGATAATTGGCAATTTAATCAAACCATAAATTTGAGTGAAGTTGAATTATTAATAGCAAATATAGAAGGAGTTTCATCTGTTCCAAATTTATTAATAGTAAATAAATGCGGAGGTAAGTACGCACCAAATTCATATAATATAGAAGCGGCAACTAAAGCTAAGATTGTATATCCATCTTTAGACCCATCTATTTTTGAAATTAAATATCCGGATTCGGACATAAAAGGAAGAGCAAAATAATGGGATACTACTTTTTAACAGCATCAAAAGATGCAACGCTTTATCTTCAACAACCCAATCAAAATACTGGGCTTGATGAAATCTTAGAAATAAGTAAAATATATTATGGGAACATAAAAGATGTATCTCACGCCTTAGTAAAATTTGATGTAGGATATATATCAAAATCAATATCAGATAATAGTATTGGATTTAATGATGCAACTTTAATTTTAAGAGAAACTCAAACAAATGAAATTCCATTAGAATATACAATATATGCAAGCGCACTATCTGGTAGTTGGCAAATGGGTACTGGTACTCGTTTTGATAATATATCAACACAGGGTGCAACTTGGAATTATAGAGAAGGTGATACTAAATTGGATTGGTTGCAAAACAATTTTAATTCATTTACAACGGCTAGTATAAACAATGGCGTGGGTGGAACTTGGTGGACACAATATGCAGCTTCTCAATCATTTAATTATCAAACTTCTGATATTAATATGGATGTAAAATCTATGTTAAGAGTTTGGATGAGTGGTTCTATACCAAATGATGGATTTATTTTAAAATATGCAAACGCAGATAATTCAAATGATGTAGAATCAAATACCGAAGATTATGGTGTAATTAAATTCTTTAGTAAAGAGACTCATACGATATATCAACCAAAGATTAGAATAGGTTGGGATGACCAATTATATGTAACCGGTTCATTAATAGCATTGACTGCAGAAGATATTAAAATTGGTATTAATAATTTAAAGAAAGAATATAAACTAAATAGTATTGCTAAAATAAGAATATTTGGTAGAGAATTATATCCATTAAAAACTTTTTCAAATCAATTCCAATATACTACTCAAAAGTATTTACCGCAAACTACATATTATCAAATAAGAGATTTTGCATCCAATGATATTATAATTCCATTTGGCAACTATTCTAAAATAAGTTGCGATGCTGATGGAAATTATATAAAACTTAATTTATCAAATTGGGAAGCTGATAGAGTTTATAAAATAGAATTTATGATTGAGCAAGATGGTGGTTCTCAATATTTTGATGATAATATAACATTTAGTATAGCAAAGAATTAGAAATGATAAAGAGATTAATAAAGACAGGTTTACGAAATGAAGATAAAATATCAGAACTTTTAGTTAGTGGTTCATTGGCAATCAAAACTAAAAATGATTTTGGTGTTCATATCTTTAGTGGATCTGTTGCGACTGATGGTATCCTTTCTGGTAAATTAACAAAACCAAAATACAATGAGGTTGAAGTTATAAAATCAATAGATACTAATATAGTAGAATTGATTACTCCGGATGCGCCATCATTACCACCAACAATTTTATTAACATCTTATAATGAAGCAACTCAACTTATAAGTGATTTAACATTGCAAGTTGAAAGATTAAACACAGTTACTCTTGATTTAGCATCAAAGGTTAAAGAATTGGAAATAGTAACTCAAAGTCTTTTGGTTGAAATGGATTCTAAAGATTTACTTTTGGCTGTATCACAAAATCAAACACAACAAGCTAATTTAAAAATAGAAAGTAGTATTGGTAGTTTACAAAACTCAATACAAAAAGCAACCGCAGAATCTATTCAAAGAGTTTCATTAAGTGCAAGAAATACTTCGTTATTACAAGAGAACGCATTATTAAATGAACAATTAACATCTGCACAAAATCAGATAATAAATCTTAACCAAACTATAAATCAGATAAATACTCAATTGAATACTAACCAAACACAATTGATTGCAGCTAACCAACAACTTACAAATGCAACTACTAAAAAGAAGAAAATCATTTGTAACGAATTATACAATCAAGGTTTCTTACCTCAACACATTTGGAACGCCGATGAAATTTATGGTGAGATGATGTATGAAAAAGACCCTCGTTTGGTATTAGGATATATGATGTGGGCTAGAAATGTAGTTAAGTATATGAAAGCTAAACCACAAAATACTAAGTGGATTTATATGATGGTTAAACCTTGGACTGAGCATATGGCTTATGTAGTGGGTACATTACCAAAAGATAATTGGATAGGTAAACTTATTCATAATGTAGGAAAACAATATTGTTACTATGTATATGATAAGCAAATGAGTAAAAGAAATAAGTTGTCATGGCAATAAAAACATTTAAGGAAATATTAAATAATCAGGGATATAGAATATCTTCAAACGATAGAAAAATATTTGAAGAAGGTAACCTTGAGTCCTTCTTTGGATTTGGCGAAAAAGATGCTATTGAGTTTATTGTATATGATTTAAACGATAATCAATTACCTCAAATAAACGATGAGTTGGTAAGATACATTCCATTAACAACTGCAAATATTAAAGATTATTTTTTAATAGCTGAAGGAACTGTACTTAAAAAATATCAATTCCCATCTGAATATTTTATAGATGTTGAAAGACTTTTAAGAGAAGCTGGATATGATAATGGTATATTTAAAACACAAATAACATTACTTAACAAAAGAGTTGGTAGTGAGCTCCCATCGGATAGTTTATGGATAGCTGAAATATCACCATCACGCACAGAGGTAAGATTATTACCTTTAAAGAGAGGTTTGGAGTTAAATGCGGAACTTAAGAAAAGATTTGATTTATTTATAAATAATGGTGAATTTAGAGATGATACTATAAATTTAGCATTTAATTTTATTGAGAAAGTAAACCCAAGTGTAATTGATAATTTTTTAAAATCAAAATATTCGACTAAATGGTTGGAAAAAATGAATACGGAATTTAAGATATCTAGTTTGGATATATTTTCAACTCAAGTATTTGAAAAATTTGTTGAAGCATCATTTTACGAATTCACAAATAGAATATCAGATATTAAAAATATTAAATATGGTAAACCTAAAACGGAAAGACCAGTAATAGAATTATCAGTAAATCAAATAGAAAGTATTTGTAAGAATATATTAATTCAATGTATTGATTTTTATCTATCAAAACCGGATGTTAAAAAGGAAGCTACTTATGATGCTGGATTAGATGATAGTATTGATATTGTTGGTAAAGTATTACAAAGAATTGATTCAAATAATACAATAGATACAACAAGTCCTATACTTCAAAAAGCAGAATTAATAAAACCAATATTAACAAGTAAGGAATTAAAGTTGGAGGAAGAAATTAAAAAACAAATTCCCACACCCCCACCACCTGAAAAAATAAAAGTTTTACCGGTAGAACCTGAACCAATAATAGTAACGCCTGTTGATGAACCACCATATGAACCACCAACACCACCATCAAGTGGAGGAGGCGGCGGAGGAGGAGGCAGTATCTACCGAGAATACGATACATTGGATAGACAGAATTTGGCAGATGGTGGTATGGGTAGAGAACGAATAGAATATACATAATATAAATTTAAAAAATGAGAGCAGTAGACGAAAACGCTTTTGATAATGGGTTTGGTGTAGGAGAAGCACAACAACTAAACAATCTCGATAATGAATTGGGTATTGGTATAGGTGGTGGCTCTGGCGCTGGAATTTCATATGGCGGTGGTGGTGGAAGTAGTGCAGGGTTCATACCAATCGTAGATACTCCAAATGTAGCTAATACTGATAACAAAAATGTACTTTATATTAAATCGAATACTGATGCTAGCATTTATGTAAATGATACATCAATATACCAAACTACAAGCTACGGACTTTCCGTATCGTTAAGTGATTTGTTGATTAATGGTTCTAAAACTATTACTGTAAAAAAAGAAGGATATTCTTCAAATGAAAAATTTATAGTAGATGTTGTAGAAAATCCAAAATATTATGTACCCTATGTAGCCTTAGATATAAATCCATATGATAGTTTAGTAGCTTATAGTACTAGGGGTCTTCCAAATTATACAAGCGATACTAATAATTTATATAGATACGATCCTGAAACTTATAAAAGTGTTTATTCAACAACACCGGCATATACATTTAGAATAAGAAAGTTTGTAGGAGATGTACTTCAAAATGATTATAGTTATGATGTAGATGCTCAAGACAAATCTATTGATTTTACATTAGCTCAAAATGACGTAGTAAGAAACCCAACAGACCCACTTCCTACAAAAATTAAATTAAATATTGCAGTTGATGGGCCAAATAATTCTGTTTTAATTGTAAAAAATGGAGATGATATATCAAATGAAGAATTTAATTTAACAAGCGGTAATACCGAATTTGAAGATTTTCCTTCATCTGATTTATTTTATTCAATACAAACATCGGATATAAACTTATACAGAATTACTAAAATAGTAGTTAGTGGTGAGGGATTGGTAACAGAAACAATAGAAGCAACTTCTGGTTTAGAAAGTATATCTACTGAAATAAGAGCAGATAGAAATTTAAACATTAGTATTACTAGTGAAAACTTTTCAATAACACAAGCTACTTTACCTGTAATATCATTCGCAAATCCGGCACAATTAGTATCGGAAGATTTTACACAATACAATATTAATTCAGATGCAGCAGTACCAATTGGAGTAAATTTAGTTGGAGGTGTTAGTAAAATAACGGCATATGTAAAAGATAAAACATATCAATTTGATGTTAGTGGACAAAGTGCTATTATTATAATACCATCTAAAACATTTGATGTAATTGGAAAATATTCTATAAAATTAGTACCACGTAATTCGGCTGGTGATGGTGATTTTATAGAAACATCATTAGTAGCTGTAGATGATATATGGGTTGGTTTTCCTGATATTAGAAATATACAATATCCATCTATATTAAGAGGACCTGATTATGTTGGTACTGATGTTGATTTTAATATATCATATGATTCTGTAGATACCGATTATGTTAAAATTTATGCTGGTAGTAGTAATTCTAATTTTGCACAATTACCAAAAAATGGTACTCATAAATTTAATTTTAAGCAATTATTAATCAATGCTGGTACTAATGTTTCCGAAGACCAAGATATAATAAATTTACAATTAATATTAGTTCCATATAATGTAAGTGGAAGACAAACTGTAATTGGTAAAAAAGAAATAATCACAATTCAATTTGATAAGGGTGATTTAACTATTCCTAGAGAGGTTGCTATTAGTAGAATTGCGGAAGGATTTATTGCACAATTTGATAAAACTATTTTTGCAGATGAAACCTCAAAATACTTAACTCACTTATTGCATATTGGTGATGGTGATAATAAAGTAATTACAACTTGGACAGGTGATGATGATTCACTTATATTAAAATTATACGAACCATTAGAAACAAATATACAACCAAATCAGCAAGTTTGGATTTCTAAATTACAAGCTGACCCAATAGTTGAAACAATAACAATTAGTGGAGTTGATACAAGCTATTGTGCACCACTAAAAGGACCTAATTTTTTATTAGAGCCTGATAACGGAACTGCTTTTAAAATATTTGATGATTTAATAGCAAGTGGTTCTACTACATCAAATGATATTCTAAATAAGATATCATCTCAGAATAATATTGATACGGAAAAATTAAATATTCAATATGCAAGTGGGTCTTCATATACATTTGACCAATTTGTACACTTTGGTTCTGCAGCTGAACGATTAAAAAACTTTTATTATAAAATAAATATTTTACAAGAGTACCAATCAAAGTATTTGAGTTTAACACAAACAACATTTCCAATTGGTTATTTATTGACAGAAGATAACGGCGGCGATGGTACTCCTGAAATTGAAGGTAATGAAATATTAATTGGTGAGCAAATAGACCCAATCTTACAATTACAATTTGAAGTACCACAGGTAATTCCAGCACCATATGCATTAATTGAAGCAAATGGAATTGCTGAAAAAATAAGTAATTTAATAAAAACATTTGATGGATTTGAGAAATTTTTATTTAAATCTGAAAATGGATTAGCATATCCAAAAGAAGATTATTTTAATTCAACAACACTTATAACATACAGAGTATTAAGACCTATAACAAATCCATTAGTTTCTAGTTGGTACGATACCGCTTTAAATGATTCGGAACAATTTGATAAATACAATTCATATGCAATGCGTAATAATCTTCCAGCTTATATAACTGAAGATTATGATAACGCCGATTTTATTTTATTCTTAGATATGATTGGACAGCATTTTGATATTCTATGGGTTTATATAAATGGAATAAAAAAAGCAAAAAAAGTAGAACATAAAGAGGAGCTTGGAATACCAGATGAGTTAGTTAGTTCTATGTTAAACTCAATGGGTTGGACTGAAAAAAGAGCATTTAACTCTCAATTACTTTGGGAATATATGTTTGGTACAACTCAAGATGGTTCACCGAAATACGGAAGAAGTTTGCAAGATGCAAACTATGAAGTATGGAGAAGAATCCTAAATAATTTACCATACCTACTAAAACATAAGGGTACTTCTAGAGCACTTAAAGCTGTAATGGCTTGTTATGGTGTACCTCAATCTATGTTGACCATAATGGAATTTGGTGGACCTCAAGATCCAACTAGAGGTGGTGTTACTAAATTTACATTTGATGATAGAACCGCAGCGATAGTATTAGATGATAACTCATCGGTAAAAGTTCCTTGGAAACAAACAAAAACTGGAGATTATCCTAATTGTATTGAGTTTAGAATATTACCAGCATCTATTACATCAACGCCACAAAGATTAATATCAGCAAGCCAATGGAATTTAGATTTATTACAAACTACTGGTTCTTTTGCAAAATTAGAATTAAATTTTGGCGGAGATGTATCATTAAGTAGTTATGTAGATGAACCATTTATAAGTGCATCTGTTTCAACATATTACTTTGATACGGCTAGTTATTCTCCATATGTTTATGGTGTTGATTTAACTACCGGAAGTTTAGGGTTTCCATTATCACTTGAAAATTATTCAAACGTAGCAATTAATAGATATAATTATCCTGGTGGAACATCTTTATATGAAGTTTGGTTAGGTACTTCAAATGGTACTAGACAAACTACATTTGTGAGTATGTCTATATTAACGGATGATACCCAATGGGAAAGTGGTAATCATATTGAAGTTGGTGGTAGTGGATATTCTGGTAATTTGGATGAGTTTAGATTATGGACTGTTCCATTACAAAGAAGTAAATTTGAAAACCATACATTATTCCCAGATGCAATCAATGGTAACGATTTTGATTCATCAACAAAAGATTTAGTATTCCGTTTGGATTTTGAATATCCTAAAGATAGAGTATTAGACCCATACATTAAAAACGTTTCAATAGATACATCGTATGTTGGTAATATTGGATTTGCAACTGCTAGTAATTTTTATTCAGCACCAACATATCCATACCAATATATTCCATATGATAGAACTGTAACAGCAAACGTTCCATCTTTAGGATTTAATGTTTCTAATAAAATTCGTTTTGAAGAACAAACATTAATAGGTGACCTTTCTTACAAAACTAGAGCAACTCAAAAATCATTTGATAGAGCTCCAATAGATACAAATCGTTTGGGATTATTCTTCTCTCCAATTAAGGAGTTGAATATGGATATCTTAAAAGCATTTGGAGATTTTAATATTGATAATTATATTGGCGATTTTGGTGATGAATATAAAAGTAACTATACGCAATTAGATACATTAAGACATTATTATTTTGAAAGATTAGATAATAGAGATATCTACGAATATATAAGATTGATAAAGTATATAGATAAATCATTATTCGAAGTACTTTCTGATTTAGCTCCTGTTAGAACAAACATATCTAAAGGATTGTTAATTGAACCACACTACTTAGAAAGAAATAAAACTCGTTGGGATAAACCACAATCATTAAGAAATGATTTTGAAACATTCATTGATACAAATAAAGATGTACTATTAGATGCAGAATCTATACCAAAAGATGCTATATTAGATGCATCGGAGGTAACAAATATATCTGGCGATGTTAGTAATAATATGGGTATAGTAGATGCAAATGATGTTATACAATTAGAAGCAACAAATCCATCTTACAATAGTAATATTGATGCAAATGATGGAGTTTTATTAGAAGGTAGTGCACCATTTTACGATTTGGAAATACAATGTCCAACTGGAGCAAGTCTTTCTGGTGAGGCTGATTCATTTACATTTACTGAAATTGGTATGGATAGAGATTCCCTTGCTAATGCTGGTTATGGTCTATATGCTGTTAGAGGTACTGGTATTGTTAGAGGATATGACCCTTTATTTGGAAATTATCAAACAACTGGTAGTAGAAAAAGTATATTTTTAGTAAAACAAGAATATATTCAAAAAATAAATACACAAACAGAAGGATATCCAACTACACCATATGGACAAGTTAAATATGAAAAAATCCCAGTAACTAAATACAAATATAAAGTATCCACATTACCATTTAGTGGTAGCGTTAGTATAGGAAACGATATTGTAGAGGTAACGGCATTGAATGGTTACTTTCCAACGCATTATATATACAAAAATAATTTGGGAGAGGGGCTGAAACGTTCATTTTGGAATGGTTCTATTCAGGGAGTTGTTGATGGAGTATTAACTACTCCTGATGGATTACCAGCAGTAGAAACATTTACAACCAATCCTAATATTCTTAGAGTGGCTAAGACTGGTAGAGGTAGTGGTGAACCAATTCTTGAAGTTGATTAAGTTTGAAAATATTAAATAGTGGTATTTATTTTAGAAATAAAGTGTAAAAGAATATTAAATGGCATATTTAGATAATTCGGAAATTATAGTAGAAGCAATAATTACCAAAAAAGGTAGACAAAAATTGGCATCTGGCCAATCATTGGATATTACAAAGTTTTGTTTAGGTGATGATGAAATCGATTACACTCTTTATAATTCGGCAAATAAAAAAGGACCAAACTATTATAATTCAGCTATTTTAGCACTTCCTATTACTGAAGCATGTGCTGATGAGACTCAAGCAATAAGATATAAATTAGTTACCCTTCCAAAAGGAACTAATCAAATCCCAATTGTAACATTGCGAACACCATCAGTTAATGTAACTCAAAATGAAGGTGGTGTTTTATTAGAACCATCAACTAGTCCTAATGGAAATCAAAATTTAGGATATACGATGTTATTGGCAGACCAAAGGGCTGGTACATTAATAGTTAGTAGGGCAGCAAATGGTACTGGAACTACATTATTAATAGATGATACAATTACAACAACTGCACAAGTTGTTACTGGTTTAGAATTTAGATTTGTTCCAAATCCAAACCTATTAATAGATGTAGCTACTACAATTACTGTTTATGGTAATGAAACTGGAGGTTCTCGAACTATTCCTGTAATTGTAACATACAAACCAACCGTATAATATAAAAAGTATAATACAACATATGTTTATAGTTGATTAATAATTGAAAAATAAAAATTAGTTATATTTATAGAATATAGATAAAAAACAATATCAAATGGCATATTTAGATAACTCGGAAATCACAGTAGATGCAATTCTTACCAAAAAAGGTAGACAAAAGTTAGCATCCGGTCAATCATTAAACATTACAAAGTTCGCTTTGGGTGATGATGAAATTGATTATACGCTTTACGAACCAGCACATCCAAAAGGTTCTGCATACTACGATTCAGCAATTAGAGCTATTCCTATTACGGAAGCATCTCCTGATGAAACTCAAGTATTGAGATATAAATTAGTTACCCTTCCAAAAGGAACTACACAAATCCCAACTGTAAGATTGGGTGTACCTCAAGTTAGTGTTAATCAATATGAAGGTGGTGTGGGATTATCTCCAACAACATCTCCTGCTGGAAATACAAATGCTGGATACACAATGGTATTAGCAGACCAAAGAGCCGGTACAATTACTGTGACTAGAGGAGCAAGTGGTACTGGTAATACATTATTCTTGGGTGATGAAATTACAACAACTGCACAAGTTGTTACTGGTTTGGAATTTAGATTCACTCCAAATCCAAACTTAACACTTGATGTATCTACTACAATAACTGTATTTGGAAATGAAACTGGAGGTTCTCAAACTATTCCTGTAATTGTAACATACAAAGCAACCGTATAAAAATAAAATAGAAATATAAAATGGCACTAATAAATGACCCAAATATAACCGACCAGATAAGAGCATTGGCTAATACTGGTACGATTGATTCAAATCAAATTGTACAAATATTAAACTCAGTTTTACCTGCAGGTCAACAAATCGCATCAACCGGTGTAACTGGTACTGGTCTTTATAAAAGATTTGGTGAATTCGATAAAGTAAATGCAAAAATAGAAGTAGTAACTACTGGATTATGGAGTAGTGATTCTGGTTCATTGATGTCATTCTTTACAGCATCATCACAAACTGACCAAAGTGGTAAGTATTATTACAACGTATATCAAACTGACCCAATTGATACTGATATTGAAGAAGTTCAATTTGCAGTAGCATACGGACATGTTGATGGAAGTGGTTCTGTTACTTTAGATATAGACCCTAATGGTTTATTACCAACTAAAGCAACTTACGCTCAGTATAAATCAATGTTGTTAGACCCAACTTTGGCTAAATTCAAATTTGATAATTCAGTTGCAGCTGCAACCGATTCAAATGATATTTATGTTATTAATGTAGCTAGAGCTCGTTATAGAGAATCTATGGATGCTGGTAACTGGTCATTAAAAGTTTCTGGTTCTAATGGATTGTTTACTTTTATTGATAATAGTGGTAAAAAATTCGGTGATTCTTATGGATTGAGTGGTAATGTATTTAAAGTAGTTTCTGGTTCGTTGAATTTAGGAACTCAAAATGAGGCAACGATAGCTAATACAACTGACCCAACTTCTGGGGAAGGATATGGTTTATTCTATCCTGATAGAGGTATTATTGTTTTAAATCCAAAAGCTGTTGGTAATGTGGTAGGTAATGTGTTTAATGAAAATTTCCAAACTGTTGGAACTTTATTACCATCATACTCAACAGCAGCTGACCAGGAAAATCATAAAAGATTATATCATGCAATTAGAGCTGGTAAGGATTTTGATGCTAGAAGAACTGAAAACGTATCAACGCAACATTTCTTTGTAAGAGCAACAAATAGAGAGTTTAACTACTCTAACAATCCTACATATTTAGATGCAGATGGTTTCTTTACTGAACCAACATTCGAAACTGACCCTCAAACTTTCATCACAACAATAGGTTTGTTGAATGATGCAAACGAATGTGTGGCAGTAGCTAAGACTTCACAACCAATTGTTAAATCATTTGATAGAGAAGTTTTAATTAAAGTGAAATTATCATTCTAATTAAAAATTAATATAATATGAAAGCCCCCTTAATTGGGGGTTTTTTGTTAAACGAATATTTATATAAGATATGTTGAAAGAAATACCAAAATCAGATGTAATCGTAAGACCTCTTAAAGTTTATAAAGAATGGACTTTAGATGAAAATGATATTAGTCCTATTTTTGCTGAAAATCCATCTGGAACACTTATTGACTTGGATGTTGATGAAGTAAGTAATGGATTCAATAAAAAAGTAGTGTACGCATCTATAAAAAGCCAATTTTATAATAATCCAGCAACTGCATCATTATTGACAGAAGTTGGTAGAAGAATTTCATATGCATCAACCAATGAAAGAATTTTGGAAGATGATATAGCTGTATTTTCTATCCCACAAGTATATTATGGTGAGGGAATAAAGCCTGGTACTGTTGTATTGGAAGATGAGCAGTTGGGTAGAACATATACTGATGATGGATATTCTAATTTAAAATATGGTAATCAAATAAAAGGTAATATATTTTATGATAGAGGCTTGGTAGTTGTAGCTAAAGATATAGTTAGTGGTTCTGTTTTATCTCAATTTACTTTAAACTTTCGTTCAACCAAAACAATATATGAGAATGAAATATTCATTTCAGTATTAGAAAATGAATTTAACTTTTCTCAAAATCCAAGTGCGGTAAATGAAACTGATGGTGTTGTAAATACATATATAGTACAAAGACCGGGTTCAATAAGACCTGATGATTTAGTAAGTAAATCTTTTTATAATGCTGGTACTAAAATTATTAATGATGAATTTAATTATTATGAGGATTATGTTAGTTTAGACCCTACTGGTTCGTTTTTAGCACCATATATTACTACAATTGGATTATATGATAATGAATTAAATATGGTTGCAGTAGCTAAATTACCACAACCAATTAAATCAACTCCAGACTATCCAATAAACTTTATTATTAGATTTGATTCGTAAAAAGGTTTTACTTTATATTTATATTCAAATAAACAAACAAAATGGCAAGTATTTTAGATATATACACAAAAACTCCACCTAAAACAGGTATGATAGATATCAAAGGAAAGGATAAAACACCTATCAATCCAGATGGTGGCAAGAATTTAGCAACAGATGAAAGAGCTATTCTTAAAGCTAGAGGAGGAAAACTTCAATCAACGAAGTATTCTGATACTGTTACTAATAAGTAATCAATGAGTTGGAAATTTAATGGAAATATTGTTACGGAGGAAAATACACCGGAAGGTGCAGTTGGGTTTGTCTATAAAATGATACACATACCAACTGGTAGATTTTATATAGGGAAGAAATCCCTAAATCAGGTTCGAAGATTGAAGCCCCTTAAGGGCAAGACTAGAAAGAGAGTTGTTAGAAGTGCTTCCGATTGGGAGAAATACTATTCATCAAACGAATGGATTAAATCCGAAGTAAAAGAGGGTAGAGCTGATGATTTTGAAAGAGAAATCATTCAGTTTTGCTTTTCCAAAAAATCCTTATCATATTACGAAATTAAATGGCAGTTTCATTACGATGTACTGGCCAATGAACAAGCAATAAACGAAAACCTTATGGGAAAATTCTTCCGTAGGGATATTATAAATTAAAGTTATGACAATACCTGAAATCGCACACAAGTACGGAATCTCCGAAGCTTATTTAAACGCAAAAGATGATGCACTACAAATAGCAGCTGCATCTTTAGTAGACCTTAAAGGAATGTTGGAAGCAAACCAACCAAAAGCTCCAATTGCAGCAAAAATGCAGTTTTTAGCTGATTTCCTTTACGATGTAAAGAATTCCAATCATTAATTTGGATAATTCCCAAAAAAGTTGTATATTTGTATAGAATATACATAATATGCTATTTGGGAAGAATAAACTAACGGTCATTAACATTTTAGACACCACATTAGGTGTAGGTTCATCCTTAAAGGGAAATGAGCAGGCTCACCATTGTCCATTTTGTAACCACCATAAGAAAAAACTTCAAGTAAACTTAGATACTCAAAGATGGCACTGCTGGGTATGTGATTCTAAGGGTAGGAGTATCCAATCCCTTCTTCGTAAACTCAATGTAGATATAAGAGACCTAAATAGATTAAAAGATATCTATGGTGAAGATGATTATACATTAGTTGAGAAAGATGAGTATGTAGCTAAGTTACAATTACCATCAGAATTCAAACAATTACACTTCAAACCAAATGGATTCCAACCTGAATACAATCAAGCTATTAATTACCTTAAAGAAAGAGGAATTACCCAAGCTGATATCGTTAAATACAACATCGGATATTGTTCTGATGGATTATACTTTGGCAGAATCATTGTACCTTCGTATGATGAGAATGGTGACTTAAATTACTTCGTAGCTCGTTCATATTACAAAGAAGAACGAATGAAGTATAAGAATCCACCGGTTAATAGAGATGTAATTGTGTTTGATAATCAAATAAATTGGAATGAACCCATTACTTTGTGTGAGGGTGTATTCGATTCATTTTCAATTAAAAGAAATTGTATTCCTTTGCTTGGTAAGTTCTTATTAAGTAAATTAAAGAATAAGATTATAGAGAAAGGAGTTAAGGAAGTAACTATTATGTTAGATTCAGATGCTATTGCAGATTCAACTAAACATACTGATTACTTTTTAAAGAACGGAATCAAAGTTCGTAACATTATACCAACCGATAAAGATGCTGGTGAAATGGGATTCAAAAAAGTAAACGAACTATTAAAGGGAGCAAAACAAACTGGATGGGATGACTTAGTTCTATCCAAACTAAATAATATATGAGCTTAAAGAGAATTTATCACATTGCGGATATACACATCCGTAATATCAAAAGACACAAAGAGTTTAGACAAGTATTTTACTCAATGTTTGAGGAAATACAAAAAAGAGGAACGGAAGATTCCATTATCTACTTAGCTGGTGATATCGCTCATGCTAAATTGGAAATGAGTCCTGAATTGGTTAGTGAGATTAGCTGGTTGTTTACTGAATGTAACAAATTATGTCCTACAATTGTAATCGCTGGCAATCACGATTGTAATATGAACAATTCGGATAGAATGGATGTACTTACTCCAATCGTTGATGCATTAAAATTACCAAATCTAACGTATTTAAGAGATACGCAAGTTTATGGCATTGGTGGGGTTGATTTTGCAGTATTTAGTATATTTGATAACAAAGATAATTGGCCTAAAGCAAACACTCTATTTGGAAACAAAAAGATTGCACTATTTCACGGACCTGTTGATAACTCTACAACCGATGTGGGGTATGTGGTTAGTAGTAGACACTTCACAACTGATATATTCGATGGATATGATTTAGCCTTATTAGGAGATATCCATAAAAGACAAGAGATGATATCACCAAGCGGATGTAAGGTGGTATATGCCGGTTCTTTGGTACAACAAAACTTTGGTGAAACGCTTGACAAGCACGGATTCTTAGTTTGGGATTTAGATACAATGACTTATGAGGAAGTTGATATCCAAAACGATTACGGATACTATACTTTAGATGTTGATGGTGGTATTGTTCCGGATGTAACTGATATGCCGTTATACCCTCGTTTAAGAGTGAGGGTAACAAATACGGATACCGCAGATACAAAGAGAATGATGGCTGATATTACGGCAAAGTATGGTGTAGAGGATTTTACAATCATTAGAACGGATACCTTTAATAAGAAGAAAACCAACGATAGAGAAGCAAGGTTGGAAGTAGATAGTGTGGCTGATATAAACCATCAAAACTCTTTAATAGGTGAGTATATTGAACGTATGATGCCATTTGTGACAAAGGAGGATTTAGCTGGGATAGAGAAAATCAATCGTGACATTAATAGTAGAATACAACCATCAGAACTACAAAGAAACATAAGCTGGAAACCAATTAAGTTTGATTTCAGTAATATGTTCTCATACGGAGAGAGAAACGTAATCAACTTCGATAAGATAAACGGATTGATGGGATTATTCGCACCAAATGCACAAGGTAAATCATCTCTATTCGATGCAATCTCATTTTGTTTATTCGATAAGTGTAGTAGGGCTTACAAAGCATCTGCTATTATGAATAATCGTAAAGCAGATTTCCATTGCCAATTAGAATTCTCCGTTGATGGAGTTGTATATGGTATTCGTAGAGAGGGAAGAACTATTAATAAGGGAAAAAACGTAAAAGTGGATGTAGACTTTTGGAGAGAGGGAGATAGTGGTAGAGAATCACTTAATGGAACGGAACGTAGAGATACAAACCAAGTCATTGAAACCTATGTAGGAAGATATGAGGATTTCATAATGACTGCTCTATCATTACAAGCTAATAATGCCCTTTTCATTGATAAATCACAATCCGAAAGGAAAGATTTGATGGCTCAGTTTATGGGCTTGGATATATTTGATAAATTGTACGAAACGGCTACTAACGATATCAAAGATGTGAATGCACTTATCAGAAATTTCAGAAAGACCGACTTCACTTCGGAATTAGCCCAAAAAGAAAACGACTTAAACGAAAAGAAAGTTGAGTATGGTGAATTGGATTCTGAGAAGTTAGAATTAGAAACTCGTAAAGCTGATTTAGAAGAACAAATTGTAGGATTATCTCAACAAATTATTCCAATTCAAGGTAATTTAGATATTGATGAACTAAATCGTAAACTTAAAAAGATTGATGGTGAATTAACTACTTGGGGTGATACTAAGTTTGATAAAACCCAAAAACTTACGGAAGCAAAAGAATTGGTTAGAGAAGCTAAAGAAATGGTTGATTCTAAAGTTACCATAAACGGAATTGGTATAGAAGTTGTATATTCAAATTACCAACGAGAACAAAAAGTTTTAATTGAAGCAGAAAAAGCGTATTCAATAGTAAAATCACAATTAGATTCCGCCAAAGAAAAGATTAATCATTTGGATAAGCATGAATATGACCCAAATTGTAAATTTTGTTGCGATAATGAATTTGTTAAAGATGCAATGAGAGCAAAAGAAGCATTGCCTGAATTGGAAGGATTTGTTAAAAATGCAACTATACAATGTACGGGTATTCAACAAACTTTAGATTCTTGGGAAGGTGTAGAAGAACAATTCAAACAATGGAAAGAATATACCGATGAATACAAAAGATTAGTTAATGTTACAGAAAGATTGGAAGGTGATATTAGAACTGCAGATTCTAAAATTGAATTGTTACAAACTCAAAACGAAACTGTAAATGCAGATATTAAACGATATAATGATAATGTAGAAACGATTACAAAGAATCAAGCATTAGATATTCAAATCCAAAATGTTCGTAGATTAAAGCAAGGTGTAGAAAAACAAATTTCAGATGTGAACAAACTTATGTTGAAATTAATGTCCGAAGTAGGTGCAACCAAAACCTACATAGATAATATGGTAGCTAAGATGGAAGAAGTTAAGGAATTGGAAACTAAAAACCAATTATATACATTCTACTTAGATGCGGTTAAGAAAGATGGAGTACCTTATGAACTAATATCTAAAGCACTCCCAGCAATTGAAAATGAAGTGAACAACATATTAGGACAAGTAGTGGACTTCTCAATATCAATGGATACTGATGGAAAGAACATTAACGCTAAAATCGTTTACGAAGACCAGGAGTGGGCTTTAGAGATGTGTAGTGGTATGGAGAAGTTCATATCGGGATTAGCGATTAGAGTGGCTCTAATTAACATATGCAACCTACCTAGACCTAACTTCTTAGTAATTGATGAAGGGTTTGGAACATTAGATGCAGATAACCTATCATCCTTATTTATGATGATGCAATATCTTAAAACTCAATTTGATTTTATTTGGGTAATTTCTCACTTAGAACAAATGAGAGATATTGTGGATGGACTTATTGAAATTAAAAAAATAGATGGTTTTAGTAAGATTAACTTCTAGTAACCGGTAATACATTTTTAGGTGTGGTCTTATTTAAAGACTGCACCTTTTCTTTTATAAGGGTTTCTACTAACCCATTTATCTTATATCCTTTCTCTTTACAAAATTCTTTTAATGCTTGGTGTATTTCAGCATCTATTTGTATCATTGCGTATTTTTTCATAACGTTTCTTTAGTTTTCTTTAGTTTTCTTTAGTTTTTAGTAATTATAAATATTAAACTCAATATTTATTAATAATTAATAGGAATCATATATGGCAAGAATAAAAAAATTCGCAGATAATCTAACACAACCATTAACAATATATCAGACATTTGTTGTAGATTCTAATCCAAATTCTCAGTATTTTAGAATTACTGAATTTAAAGAATCTTTTACTGGTGGTAAGAACGGATTTTTAATAGAAGGTTCTGAGTACCTAAAAGAAAGTACGGATATAAAAATAGAAATATTGGATGTTGATGGTAATCCAATTTATTTCGAACCTGGTGATGGTGTTCCTGAATATTATGAGGGATTATCAAAAGTTATTGCTGTTTACATATATGAAGATACTCCAATTGGTAATGCAAAAATTACCGTATTGGGTGAATTAAAAACTTACATAGATGCTGATGGTATCGTACAACCAATTCCAGATGAATGGGCTGGTATTTATAATGTTAAGTGGGAACGAGAATTTAAAATTAATAAATTACTTGTAAATGAAGATAAAGTAAGATTTTACAGAAGACCTACAGTTAATATTACTGAAATAGTTAAACCAATATTTTCAAATGTAGTTACACCAAAAACACAAAGTGGAATTATAAATGGTATTGCACAAAACCCAATTGCCGGTACTTTATTATCAAATTATACATCACCAACTACATATCTATTAGAAACTGTTGGTAACTCATTTTGGACAGGTTCTATGATTGGAACTTATTTAGAAACAAATCTATTAGTACCAGATACAACCTCACCACTTGGAAGCGCAGCTCCACTTGTACCATATAGACCTTTGGTAACACAAATAGTAAACTCAAGGGAAATATTAGTACAACCACCATATACTGAAAACGGATTCGTTACAAGTATAGAATCAGAACCATATACAGCTGTATTTAATTATACTGAAGGAGTTGATAATTTAAAAACAGCATTGACTGGTTCTTTTGCTAAAATTAATATTACTGATTTAACTACATTTGTTGGAGATGTTGCTAGAGTTAAAATATTTAGAAAATCAACAACCGATTTATCTGATTTTCAATTTGTTCAAGAAATACAATTAGAATCAAATGAAATTTTAGTTGATTTGGCATCTACTACAAAAAATCAAGAAAACTATGGATTGTTTGACAATACTAATTTTAAAGAATATTGGGCAACATCATCTAATAATTTAATAACTTCATTTAATCAAACATTTTTATTTGATTCTATAAAATTAAATAGTACCTCTGGAATTCAAAAATTCTTTACAAAAAACGCTTTCAATATAACCGAAGGTAGTGAATACACGTTGGATTTTAATGTTAGAAAAGAAGCAATAGGTAACACTGATAATTATATTCAAGCTTACTTAAGTGGTTCTAAACAAACTACTATAAACGGAGTACCAACTACACTTCAAGTTACACAAAGTATAGTAACCTTAGAAACGCAGAATGCTTTACTTCAAAAACAAAATATTAATGAAAATATAAAAGCTGAACAAATAGATAATGCTAAATTATATTTTGATGTAAGAGGAACTGATTGGCATATAGCTGATGTTAGTTTAAAAGCATCACAAGAAACATCATTTTCACCAGACGAAGTTACATTCGTACAATCTGTTCCTAGAATTTTGCCGGTAGAAACATTTGTATATAGATTTCAATTTTATGATATAAATAACAATTATATTCCTGTTTTGGTTGAAGAAACTAAAACATTTAATGGTGGAAATTTACAAGAGTTAAGAAAAGGATTGGTATTTAGTCCTAGGTCATTATCATTTCAATTTGATTCTGGTTCTCAACCAGTTCCTCCTACTGTTGTTGGTTTTACAGTTACTAAAAATTTACTAACAGGTTCCGTAACATATACATCTCAATCTTTTGATTTTTTTGGTAATGAGTTATTTGGGTCAGACTATACGGCATCATTTACAGGACAAAGATATCCGGGATTACTTAGTGATATTACATCCGATACACCAACAATGACTGTTGGAAATTTTACTGGTTCTAGGGGTGATAAGTTAGTACAACTTGTAAAAATTACAGGAGAAGTTGAAGGATTTACCGATACAGTAATATTCACTAAAGTATTGGATGGATTTGGTGGAGTTAATCATATTATTAGACCTTATAGAGGAACTCAAATTAGAAATAGTAGTACCGCATCTTTAGAAATTCAAGCGGTAAGAATTGATGGTGTAAATGATATTGAACTTAGTAGTACAACTAAGCCTGAGAAGGGTTGGCCCGATAAGCAACTACATATTTTAGTAACGGGTTCTTCTGCAACTGGATTTCGTGAAAAATTTGTAAACTTAGAATATGCATTATCAAGTAGTTATATATACGGATTGAATTCTGGTTCATTGGGTAGTGGTGAGATAAATTACAATGCAGTTTTTAATAGAGATTCAATTGATTTTAGAAGAACGATATATTTGATTTCATCTCAATCAGCTGCATCGGATTGGGCGTTTAATACATCTGGTTCGGTGGTGGCATCTATTATATTAGAAGATTTACAAGATGGATTGGATAGTGGTATTGTAACATATAACGCAGATTCATTCACAATAAATCCCAGAACTGAAACTACATTCAGACCTTCATTTGGATTTGCTACGGCATCTTTTGCAAAGAGAGGAACGGCAGCAGCTGAAATTGAATCGGTAACGGCATCATTTCAGATTTATCCATCTATGTCAATAAACAAAGATTGGGTTCCTGAATATTGGATGTATTATCATACTCAAAGTTTAAATCCAACAATAACAGTTGTTGCAAAGGATGAAAATAAAATTACAATACCATCACAAAAACCAGAGGGACCTGAATCATTATATGTAAGAAGTCCATTATCGCAAACTAAAAACTTAACATTAACATTTACATATACTGAACCTTGGACATCGGCATCTGTTAGTTTAGATAAAACATTCACAATTGTTCCTGAAGGTAAACCTGGAGATGAGAGTATTGTATTTGAAGTAAATCCAATAGCAATTACACTTGGAGCAAATTCAAGAGGTATTGTAAATGATTATAAACCATCTATTACTGATATTAGATTAAAGCAAGGTGCTAGATATCTTGCGTTTAGTTCAAGTGCATCTGAATCTAATAAGTTGGAAACGCATGGTACATTTTATATATTAAATGCATCAACCTCATCTATAATAGATAGTAATATTACTGCTGGTAATGTACATTTTACATCATCATTTGGAACGCAATACACAGCATCTTTAATAGTAAGTGCTTCATCAAATATGACAGATTTGAGCGGAAGTATTGAATATCCATTGATAATACATCCATATTTTACATCTTCAATTTATACTGCAAGTGTGGTTGTTAATTATACTAAAGTATTGGAAGGAGCTCCACCAATTCAAATAACAATATCGCCAGCAAACGCAACATTAACTGCTGATGAAGTTGGATTTGTAACACCGTCTGGATATTTGGCAGCTAATACAACAATACAAGTAAAAGAAGGAGATGATTTTTTAAAATTAACAACAACCGAATCTTTTGCGAATGCAGATGCTAGAAAAGGTACATACACTATTAATTCAATTCAAACACCAATAGTTGGTGTTGATATGTTTTCTATAATGACCGGTTCTTTCTCACAATCAATGAGTTCATCTAAAACTGGATTGACGGGAAGAATAAATTATGATAGATTTGATTATCCATATGTTTCGGCAAGTGCACTTTATACAATTCAAGTATATCCATATGCATTGGGAGCTGGGCATTTACCAACTTCATCAATTTATACAAGAACTCAAACATTTACAAAGAATGTAACTCCGCCAAAAGCTCGTAGTATTGATTTTAAAGCAACTTCTTATACGGTAAACTATGATAGAAATGGTAGAGTATCTGCCGCATCTCAAGAGCCAATCGCATTATCCGCAACAGCATTTAATACAACATCATCTGCAGAAAGGGTATTTATTACAATATCTGATATTGCTTCCGATGGTTCGGAATCCGGTGAACAAACAATTGCTGGAGATATTGGTTCAAACCCAGTAACATTTACACTACCACCGGTAAACTATAATGATATAAGTCCTGATACGATAAAGACATTCAAAGTTAAAATAACAGATGGTAATCCATATGTATCCCCAACACTAAATCCATATAGAGCTGAAGCTCAATTAACAATATCTGGTGTAAAGGCTGGGGCCGATTCATATAAGTTAGTAGCATCAAATGAAAGTACTTCTATAACTGCAGATTTATGGGGACCTTATGTATTTTCTAATACAGGTATGAAAATTACCACATTTAATGGTACTCAACAATTAATAAACCAACATCCATTACCGCAAGCAAATTTATTTGATACAAATTTAGATTATAATGGTGACCCGATTGGAGCATTAGGATTTTCATCAGCATCGATAGTTTATAAAGATAATTGGATTACTTCACCAACTATTCTTACTGGGAATCCTGCAGAAACTGCAAATATAACAGCTTGGCAATCTCCAGCTGTAAATACATCTGGAAAAATTGTATATAGAGTTGATTTTGAAGGAGATTCATCTACAACTGACCCATTGGTAAGGCCGTTAGCTAGACAGACTCAATTTGTAACTCAATCAATAGCTGTACAATTTACTCCACCACCTCCGTATGATGTTAAGATGGAAAATGAAAACGCAGCTGCGGTATATAGAGTATCTGGTGAATTTGATTTAGGTTCAACATCAAATGTAATAAGAGTTTATAGAGGGGCAACTGAATTAGTGAATACATCAACAATGCCAGCAACTGATACCGATGCTTATGGGGTTTCGGGATTATCAAAAGATAAATGTAGAGTAAGTATTTCTTCTGTATCTCCAGCCAACGTTGTTACATTGGGTGGTATTGTAGCACCATATGAAGGCAAATTTGTTAGTGGAGCTCCAGCTACTTTTGCTGGTATTGCGACTTGGACAGATCCTGAAAATAATCCGCTTGTAAATATTGTATATCAAATAGATTGTGAAGGAAGACAGACGATTTTCAAAACTCAATCATTATCAGTTCAATTTGAAGGTAATGTAGGACCTGGTATAGTAATGAGAGGAGAATGGTCACCACTTACTGATTATATAGGTTCTCATCAAACAAGTAATTCTCGTAGAGATGCGGTAATTTATAGTCCTGTTCCTGGTACAACAAAATACTACGGAGCAATTAGTGGAAGTGGGCCTAACACATATAATAATCCAACAATAGTTCCTGGTCAGGATGGTTATTATACTGGAGCTACCCCACCTGCTGGATATAATAAAATAGATTTTAAATACCCAACACCTGATGGTACTAATGTGTATTGGGAATATTTGGGTGAGGAAGAATTCTTTGTGGCAGCTAAGATTGCAATATTTGAGGAATCATATGTTAAAAATACAATTAACGTTGGTACTAAAGATGGTACGAGTGGGTTTGCAAATATTGTATTAGCTGGAGGAAGACCTGACCCTTATATAGCAATTGGCCAAAACTCAACGGTTGGTACGGCTGGAACATCTGGTACAACTGTAACTACTGGTGTGATTGGATATAATAAACCTGGTATTTTCTTAGGAATTTATGAAAATGGAAGTTCTGGAACTACGGGTAGATTTTCAATTAAAACAACTGGAACTTCTGGAAAAGGAATGTCTTGGGATGGTGATACATTAACTATTATTGGTTCTATCAGACAAGTTACACCGGGCGTTCCTGAGGGAAGTTTTAGAGGACCTTGGGCATCTGCAACAATATACTATCCTAATGATACCGTAAGTTATAATGGTTCTAGTTATATAAATTCAGTTAATCACACATCTACTAACAATACAAACATTGATACGGGATATCCACCAAATGCAACAAACACTTGGACTGTGTTTGCGGCCGGAGGTACTTCTGGTACGTCTGGTGCAAGTGGTACTTCTGGTGTAAGTGGTACGTCTGGAACTGGTGGTGGTCCGGGCCCTGGTGTTTCGTTCAGAGGAAACTTTTCAACTAGTACACTTTATTTCCACACACCAACTAGAAAGGATATTGTTAGAGTTGGTAGCACTTATTATTTAGTTAATAACACATCATTAAATGGTCAAGATGGTACGGCTTGGGGAACTCCTACTGGTGCAAATGCGAATTGGGTATCATTTGGTGCACAATTTAGTTCGGTAGCAACCGATGTATTACTTGCACAAGATGCAACAATTACAAGAGGTTTGGTAATGGGTGTTGAGGGTACATCTGGAACTTCTGGATTTATACGAAGTGCCGATGCATCTAACATACTTGATGGGCAGGGATTTTATATGGATGCTGGTGGTAGACTTAGATTTGGAGAAGCAGTTTTGCCTGGTAACAATTATATTTACTTTAATGGTGCTACGTTAGATGTATCTGGCGTATTAAACGCAACTGAAGGAAATATAGGAGGGTGGAGTATAACATCAGCTGGATTACAATATACAAGTGCCGATAGTAACAGACAACTTAAACTAAATTCAACTAGAGGAGCATTTGAAGTATTTTATAGTGGTAGTTTAGTAGTTGATGTAAATTCAAATCCATCTTTGACAAATTTAACTGCAGCAACTGCAGTATTTTCTGAAACCACCAATGTACCACTGGGAACAATTCAAGGGGATGGTACTCCTAAATACGGAGCTACTGCCACTGCGACGTGTACATTGGTAGCAGGTAGAACATACGAATTTAGTTGGGGAACTGGATTTATACCAACCGTAACTTTGGGAGGTGATTGGGGAGCTATTGGGTATGGGTTGATATTTTCAACAAATTCAACACCAACACAAGAAAATGCGGCTTTTATTCTATCTGATGGAGTGTATAGTAACACTGGTGGAACTGTTCAATTAGAAAGTTTTAATTCAGTATTTACCGCTGCAGCTTCTGCAACATATTATGTAAGACCGTATATAGATCTGTATTCAAGTGAGCAAATTGAAATTTTTACACCACCATATTATGATTATCAATATGTAAGTGGATACTTAAATGATGCTTTATATTTTTACGGAACATCCATAGTACCATCGATAGAAAAAACCGAAATGGTTGGTGGTGGTATTCAAATTATAAAAGATACAAATACATTTTTTAAAGTAGATAGAAACGCTACTGGTGGTGTTGGAGACCCATTCATAAAGACTATGGGAGCAAGTGTGGAATTTAGGGGAGATTCTATTTCAGCTGCAAATGATTTTACGGTTGGTAGTTTTGAAAACTTTACTATTGGTTCATCGGGTGGATATATCGCAGCCAGTGCCGGATCTGTAATGTCTATATATGATACACAAGCCGCAGGTTCGGCAAGTGGCGGAATGCGTATTAATAGTAACAACTTTATTAGATTAGAACCAAATGGCCCTGGTGGATATTTTGCATATGTTGGATATAGTAATAACGCAAACTTACAAATTAAAGTTGCAAATGGAACAAATCCATCAGATGAAAGATTAAAAACTGAAATTGAAATTTTAGAAGATGGTAGTATAGAAAAAATTAAAGAATTGAGTTTAAAGAAATTTAAATTTAAAGATTGTGAAACCGGTGAACCAATTGGTCATAAAAAAATTGGAGTTATTGCACAAGATGTTGAAAAGACTTCTTTAAATGGGTTGGTATTGGATGAATCAAACGGTCTTCAATTGCAAGTTGATTATGATTCTTTATTAGGACATGCATTAAAAGCAATTCAAGAATTATCAAAAAAATTAGATAAATTAGAAAACGAAATTAGTAGTTCTAAAATTTAAAAACTATATATTTATATATATACATACAAATAATATATTATGGCACAATTAAAAGAATCTCTATCTACTGAAGTTTTAGATAGTATTAAATCAAAAAGAGAAGAAATGTCTAATTTAGTAATGGAATTTGGACAATTAAATCTTAAAAAAAGAGAACTTAAAAACGAAATATCAAAATTAGAGAAAATTGAATTGGTAATGGAAACTCGTTTTGATGAAATCAATAACGAAATGGCAGATATTTTAAAGGAATTGGAAAAAACATACTCAAAGGGAGAAATTGACCTAAATGAGGGTATTGTTTATTACGAATCAGCTGAGTAAAATAAATTTGGTAGTTTGAGAATTATTTTGTATATTTGTTACAATTAATAAAATATGTCTAAAAAGAAGTTACTTTATGTTGCACCCCACTTATCTACGGGAGGTCAACCACAATACCTATATAAGCAGGTAAAAGAATTTATAAAAGATTTTGATATCCAAGTTGTTGAAATAAACAACAGCGGAGGATATGCTTTTGTAGTTCAAAAAAATAGAATAAAATCATTAGTAAAGGTTCATACATTAGGAGAAGATAAATCCGAAATACTTAAAGTAATTTCAGAATTTAATCCTGATATCATACACTTTCAGGAAATTCCACAATTTGATTTAGCTCCATTTATATTAGACCAGATTTTTACAAAAGATAGAAATTATTTTATAATAGCATCTACGCATGGTTCATTGACCGAACCATCCGAAATAAATTATCATCCTGATAAATACGTTTTGGTTTCAGAATGGAGTAGACAGCGATTTATTGATATTGGTATTGAAACCGATGTGTGGGAATATCCAATCGAAGATTATACTTTTGATAAAGAGGCTTCACAAAAAGAATTAGGATTAGACCCAACATATAAGCATGTATTAAATGTTGGATTATTTGCACCAGGCAAAAATCAAGGTGAAATATTTGCAATAGCAAGACAATTAGAAAAATATAAAATTAAATTTCATTTTGTAGGAAACCAAGCTGGAAACTTTGAAAATTATTGGGCACCTCTTATGAAATATATTCCTGAAAATTGCGTGATATGGGGAGAGCGTGATGATGTTGATAAATTCTATTCTGCAGTAGATATGTTTTATTTTGCATCTAAGATAGAATTAAATCCATTATCCGTTAAAGAAGCATTATCATATAAACTACCTTCTATATTTAGAAAATTACATACATACTTAGATACTTACGATAACAATTCATTAGTTACTTATATTAATGATGATTTAAAATTAACTAAAAGAATTATATTAGAAAAACTAAATCCTGAATTTAATGAAATACCTGGTTGGTTTGCTTATGAGGAATTATATAATGCTATGGTTGAAACCGCTCCGCATGGTTCAAATTTTGTAGAGGTTGGTTCTTGGTTTGGTAAATCTACAAATTACTTAGCAACAAAAATAAGAGAATCTAAAAAGAATATTAATTTTACTTGTGTTGATACTTGGAAAGGTACTGATGATGAAGAATTACATCAAAATATTGTTGGAGCATTTAATGGAGATATATTTTATGAGTTTGTAGATAATACAGTCTTATCAAACAACTACGCAACATTTGATATAATTAAAGATACATCACACAATGCAGCAAATCAATTTCAAAATAATAGCATTAATTTTATAATGTTAGATGCTGGCCATTCCTATGAATCTTTGATGGAAGATATTAAACTTTGGTACAATAAAGTAACGCCCGGTGGAATTATAAGTGGAGATGATTATGGTGTATTTAGTGGAGTTACTCAAGCAGCAGATGAGTTTTTCTACAATCAATTCCATAAAGGATTTAGGTCTTTTGCAAGAAAGAAACCTCGTATTCAGATTAAGCATATGTTGACTAGACCGGATGATATGAGAGAAAGAGTATCTATTCAATCTATCAAACAATTAGAAAAATATGGAATGTATTACAAACCTATTGTAAACGAACCATACGAAGGATTCGCACCTGCTGAAAATTGTAGAAGACCTGAGCATATAAGTAAAGATAATAAGCCAGGTGAATTGTATCCTGGTGCTGGATTAGGTTGGATGACCGGTAGACACTATGGTTGTTACTTAGCACATAGAATGGCATTGGAAACTATGGATACTGAAAACTTTGATTACACTTTAGTATTTGAAGCAGATGCATTTATTTATACTGGTTTGGAAGAATTCGTTGAAATAGTAAATAGGGCATGTTTCCTATCAGAAAGAGATAATGTACCATTTATTAGTTTTGCAGATAATCCATCAAGAAGTAAACAAAAAGTAGATGAATTGTTTTCAAAGACTGCTGCAAATCAAGACTTAGCACATTGTTATTTAATTCCTAATAGAGAGAAACAATGGTGGGCTGATAGAATTAAAGATTGTGGATGGGATGTTGGTGACCTTTGGTTCAATCATGTATTTGCAAATCACCCAAGACCTCGTTATACAACTAATAAAATGTATAGTAAGCAAGCAGAAGGATTTTCCCTATTGGATTTAACAGTTAAAACTTGGAGTTAATGATATACGATAATTTAAAAAAGAATACAAACGAAATAAAGCCAATTGAAAATAAAATAAATTTTCATTTTGTAAGAGGTCCTTGGGTAGAAATAAAAGGAAGCAAAGTAGCTGAATATAAAGTTCAGTTTATTGATAATAAAACTGGACAAGTTAAATTTACATCTACAATAGGAAATAATTGTTGGTGTAAATGTAATATAGAATATTTTGTAGAATGGAAGATTTTAATTTATGAAAACAATAAATTATGGTATGAGTATGTTTATGATGCAACTAATAAAAGAGTTTATATTGCATTAGATTCAAAAGCGTTAGGTGATTCATTATCTTGGTTTCCATATGCAGAGGAATTTAGAAAAAAGCATAATTGTAAAGTTATAGTATCATCATTTATGAATGATATGTTTATAGACCAATATCCAAACTTAGAATTTGTTAATCCTGGAACTAATGTTGAAAATTTGTTTGCAATGTATTGTGTTGGTTTATTTTATAATGAGGATAGTTCCATAAACAATTTAAAAAATCCAATAGACCCTAAAACACAAACAATGCAAAAAATGTGTTCTGATATTTTAGGATTGGATTACATAGAGGTAAGACCTAAACTAAAAGAAAGAAAACCATATATAGACCCAAATCTTAAACAGGTATGTATTGGTGTATTCGGAACGGCGCAATCTAAGTTTTGGAATAATCCAACTGGGTGGCAGGATGTAGTTGATTGGTTAAAAGAAAAAGGATATACAGTAAAATTACTTTCTAAGGAGGGTGATGATTATATGGGAAATAAATTACCAAACGGAATAATCCAGCATCCAAACGGACCATTAGAATTGGTAATGGATGAAATGTTAAAATCAAAAGCATTCATTGGTATTGGTAGCGGATTGAGTTGGTTAAGTTGGAGTTTGAATGTTCCTACTGTATTGATTAGTGGATTCTCATATGATTGGGCTGAAATGAAAGATTGTATAAGAATAGCATCTCCTAAAGGAAAATGTGAAGGATGCTTTAATAGATTACGATTAGACCCATCGGATTGGAATTGGTGCCCAGACCACAAAGGAACTAATAGACAATTTGAATGTACAAAATCAATAACATCGGATATGGTAATAAAAGAATTGGAAAAATTCTTATAGAAATTAAAAAAACAATATACTTATATATATAAACAATAAAAAATCAAAATTATGGCAGGATTAGATAACATCCCAACAACAGAAGAAAACAATGGTGTACAAACACAATCTGTTCAAATAGCAATAGAAAAATTACCAGAAGATTCTATTGAAAAAATAAATAATTTAAATATTAAATTAAATAATTTAATTAGTAGCTTTGGACAAATTTATATTAGAAAAAGAGAAATTCAAGATGAACTAATTAAATTAGATGAAATTTTGGAAACTGGTGAAGATGAATTCAAATCAACAAATTTACAATTAAAAGAAGTAATTGATGAATTGGATGAAAAATTCCCTCAAGGAAGAATTAATATGCAGGATGGAACAATTCAATATCAACCAGGTGCACCAACTAGAAAGCAAGTAGAGCAACAACAATTAGAAGCTCAAAATCAACCTGCTGGTAGTGGTATGAAAGTAGTAAAACAATAATATCGAATATTTATATAGGAACAACTATATAATGAACGAATTATCAAACTTTTTAATAGAAACAATATTGGGAGAAGCGGCTCAAATGGACAAAG